CTCCTCGATAGCAAGCAGGTCACTTTCCCACTTTAGCATGGTAAAGTGCTAAAGTGCTAAAGTGATAAAGCAAGACAGCAATGCTTTAGTCTGCTAAAGTGCTAAAGCAGTGAAGTGAGTACAAATAATTGGACAGCTGGCGAGTACAAATAATTGGACTGATAAAGTGTACAAATAATTGGACAGATTAGAAAATAAAAATAATACCCTTACGCAATAAAGAGCAAAAATATTTAGTTAAATGGAATTAACAAATACATAAAAGAAAAATATAATGTTTACAAATTATTCATTGACAATGGCGGTGTAGTGTGGTATACTATATATAGAGTTAAGGGAGAGGCACAAAAGAAAACCTTAACAAACAAAATTTTTTAAAGTTGCAACGTTGCAACAGAAAGGAAAATACCATGGATAACATTATTAAATCAGAAAGCACAAACATTATGACCACATTTAAGAGCAACGCACTCAGGGAAAGCACTCAGCGTATCTTTACAAGAATGGTAAATGTAGAGGATAACAAGAAAGCTATCTGTACAGACCTTGCGGAGATATACAACAAAGGCACATGGAAAGATGACTTCGGTGACTTTGGTGACTACACAATGACAATGTTTAATATCACAAAGTCAACAGCAAGCCGTATGAGAAGAGTATCAGACAAGTTTATAACCGATATAAACTCACCGCTTAACGCTGAAATGTTCACATTTAATCAGCTTGCTGTACTTGTAACTCTTGACAATGAAGTTATTGAGAACTCGAGTGTAAATTCTGATATGACAATTAAGCAGTTGAGAGAATTTGTAAATAGAGTTAAGGCTCTTGAAATGAAAGACACAGAGGAAGAGGAAAAAGAGGAACAGGAAGAAGAAGTAACAACGGCTGAAAGTTGCGACGTTGCAACTAAGGAAGCCCCTCCCAGAGATGTGGCGCATTTTGCAAATCTTAAAGAGTTGTCAATATGGGTCAATAAGCTTATGGAGAAAAGAGAAAATATTGAAAATATTAATATCACCTTTGACGTTACAACAAAACACACTGAGTATTAATTACTCAGTGTGACAGAAAGAGAGGTAAGCAGAAATGAAAATGTTGTTTGTATGTGGCGTGTGCGGTGAAATTTATGAAAGCGAAGCCGAAGCAAAACATTGTGAAAAAAGGGCATAAGTACCCCAAAGAGGTACAACCATGCATTTTTTACAAACATCAGGTATACCCAGATAGAATTAAGGTAAGATTTGATAACATAACCGCCATATATAAATACGAAAGTGGATTACCCATAATCGGGTGTTCAACAAAGGAGAATTAAAAGATATGAAGATAACAATAAAATCAATCGTAACAATCCTACTAACAATTGTGTTCTGTTTGTTATCATTAGCAGGGGGTATAACAAGTGAACAGTATATGACAGTTTTTACAACTGTAATAGCATTTTATTTCGGCACTCAGTTTTCAAAAAATGGTAAAGTCTAATGTGGAGCACGATAATAGTCGCGGTGTTATCCCTGATAGGAACATTTATCGGCAGTTATTCGGGGTTTAAGCTGACAGAGTACAGAGTACAACAGCTTGAAAAACGAGTAGCAGAGCATAACAACTTTGCAAGAAGATTACCGGTTGTTGAAGAACAGATAAAGGTAATTAACCATAGATTAACAGATTTAGAGGTAAAAGAAAAATGACGTTTAAGGAATATATTTCTAAAACCCTAGGAAAATCAATCGAGTTTGACGGAGTTTATCCATATCAGTGTTGTGACCTTGTAAATGACTATATGCAGAAATGTTTTAACATTTTTACATACTATCCATACAATTTCAACGCCCAGCAGTATTTTACAAGGTTCAATGAGGTATCGGCTCTTGTAAAGAATTTTACAAAAATTGCAAATACTCTCGAGTTTGTACCAATGCAAGGCGATATTTGTATTTTTAAGTCGGCTGACAATATCGGTCACATCTCAATAGCAACTGGTGAAGGAAATACAAGCTATTTTTACAGTTATGACCAAAACTGGAATGGACACAAATTTGTAGCAAAAGAGAAGCATACCTATATTAATTTCTTAGGGGTTTTGAGATATAAAGGCAATGCACTTGACGCAACAGGGCTAAAACGTGGTGATAATAATGCAGGGGTTTACGCATACAAAATGATGCTAAAGCTGGCAAAAACTTGTAAAATAATTAGTACAAGCGTCGATTTTAATGGGATTTACGGCAAAGGCACGGAAAAGGCTACAAATGAGATTTTGCGAAAGCTGAAAAAGAAAGAGAATGGAATAGCAGGAGTAAAACTAATCAACGCACTTTATGAAGCTATTCTTGACAAAATAGTTAATTTTTAACAGTTAATACGTTATGTGAGCATTTAACAATACGACAGCAAATTGATAATAATTAACATTTATAAAATAAGAGTGCTAAACCGCTATTGTTATCTAACGTACATAACTATTATATATTACGGTCATATAATATTAAACAAATTACAAAAACATGGAAAGAGGTTTTAAAAAATGACAGGTTTTAATGTGAACATGAGCAAGAAGAATATTTTTAATGCAAAAAGTGGGTCTATTTCAATCAAGACAACAGAGGCGAGCGAGTGGCACACTGTTTCAGGCTGTGCAGTGGTAGAAAATGGTGGACTTGATAGAGATAAGAATCCATGTGATATTGGCTACATCGCTACAGACGTCGGGGTTTTTGGGTTCTCTTCTAAGGTTTGTCTTGACCACATGGAAGAATTGGCAGATATTCTCAGCGAGTGCCTAAACGCAGGCGAAGAAGTAAAGGTAAGATTTGTCAAAGGCAAGTCAACCAATGGTGAATTTTACGCAATTCAGATACAGTAAATAACAAAATCGGCAGAACGTGGTAATAAAAGTTGCCACGTTGCAACCGATTGAAAAGGGGCGAAAAAATGGCATCAAAAATAAAGCCATGGAACTGGAGCGAATTTGGAGTTTCAAACATAGACAAGACACAGTTAACTAGTTACTATTACAAAATGTTGTTAAATCGTGTTATCAATATGTTTACATGGGAGAACCTACCAGACACCATTGATGAGCAAGTAATGAATTTTTGGTTATTTGTAACAGGAAGAGTTGTATTTACAGAATTTAACGGAAAGTTATATGCACTAAATGGAAATTATGGAGGTTATCCTAACGAGTATTATTTACCTACAGAATTTGTTATTGCCAATCCAATTTTAGGAAGTAAAATTGTAAAGTTAGACGTTGACGGAGTGGCAATGTTTAACAGTGATACCGACAAATACCCCACACAAACAATGACGGGTGGTTTGTACCCTATACTAACACTAACAGCAAATATGTTAGCTGATTGTGTGGTAACAATATCCAGTGCATTGAAAAACGGCAGAGTTCAGACCGCATTTTTGTGCAAAGATGATACAGTGAGAATTGCAGGTGAAAAAGTTCTAAAACAGTTATATAACGGCAATCCTGCTGTTATGATTGATGATACTATATTAAACTGCATTTCACCAATAAAAATGGCAGATAATACAAGTGTCGCTACAATTCTCCAGCAGACGGTTGAAACCTATCAATTTTGGCTTGCAAATTTTTACAATTCAATCGGAGTAAATGCAAATTTTAACATGAAACGAGAACGGCTGAATACAGCAGAGGTTAATATTAATGATAGTGCATTATTTGTAAATGTTGTTAATATGTTGAATAACAGGCAACAGGCACTTGAAAAAATTAACAGAATGTTTGGTACAAACATAACTGTTGAAATTTCTGAGGAATGGAAAGACTTAACAGAAACAGAGGAAGAACCAGCAGAGGAAGAGAGGAAAGGCAGTGCGGAAGATAATAACGCTGAATGAGTGGGTTGAAAAGTTTCCCACTATAAATACTATCTTTGACAAGGTATCAGCAGACTTGAAATTATTTACAGTTTTTACATCGGCTGAAATGTTCTCATATTTTGTAAACAAGTTTGGTGAGCGTGGTTTTTATCTGTATTATGATAGCGAAAATGCCGCAAATAATACTAATAGAGTGAAACAGGCAAGCGACTATATAGCATTATATGGTAAATCTCACAAATACGAGTACGACAAGTTAGTTGATACTCTATCACTGGAATATAATCCCATTGAAAACTATTCCATGACAGAAAAAGGAACAGACACAAGAACACCAAGCATCACGCAAACAAACAAGGGTGTAAATACAAATACTGTAGGGCTTGACACGTCAATTACAACTGGAAAGACAACTTTTGACAAATCTGATAGTTTTATCAATGATACAAAAACTACCAATACGGGAACTAATACCGATAAGCAGGATATAAACACTACAGTTACCACGGAAGGAAATGAAAAAACTGTACATGAATTTACAAGAAGTGGTAATATAGGAGTTACCACGGCACAGCAGATGATTGAAAGTGAACGTCAATTAGCCATGTTTTCTGTAGTTGATTTATTCATCAAGGCAATTGCCGATATAATTCTAATCGGAGTATATTAAAAAGTTGCAACGTTGCAACTAGGAAAGGAGAAAAAATAAAATGCAAAAAGTGAGAAGCCCTACATATGCGGAAAATTATGCCAATCTTGCAAGAGCAGTTGTATTAAAAGTAGTGGTAGACACACTCCAAGGCAAGGAAGATTTAAAAGACTATATTTTATATAGTGATGATTTTGTGTTTTGGTTATGCCTTGCAGATTGGTTAAAATATGAAAATGTTATCAAGGATAAATTTTTATGTTTTAAAGGGATTGATAGAACGTTGAGAAAGAAACTAAACACATATTATCGCCTTAAAGGTGAAGAAATGAAGAGAGGTAAATTATAATGAAAGTTACACAAATTGCCACAATTTTGAATGAAGCACAGCAGGAAATAATCGGTGAGAGTGCTATAACAACGGAAAATCTTGAAAACATTGTTGATATGGGCAAGCAGATTTTGGAAGCCACAGATATTGACAACTATGTTCGCAAGCTGATTGACAAAGTCGGCAGAATGATTTTTGTAGACAGGGTTTACAACTCAACAGCCCCTGATATTTTGACGGATAGCTGGGAGTATGGTTCGGCTATGCAAAAGGTGCGTTGTGAAATGCCTGACGCTGTTGAGAATGACAGCTGGAAACTAACTAACGGTCAAAGTTATGACCCATTCGTATTTACTGCGCCTGACGTTCAGTCAAAATTTTATGATAGTAAGGTAACGTACGAAGTGCCGATCTCATTTACAGAAATGCAGGTCAAGAGCGCATTTAATTCATCTGCTGAAATGAATAGTTTTTTTGCTATGATTGAAAACAGAATACGTTTTAAACTCACTTTGTCAAATGATATACTTAAAACACGAACTGTTAATAATCTTATTGCAGAGAAGATACACAGCAATAACAATGTTGTTAATCTTTTGACAATGTATAACACAGAGTTTACTCAGACTTTGAAAGCAGACCATGCTCTTATGGATAAGGACTTTTTGAGATATGCAATTGGCAAAATTAAGGAGTATATCAAGTACATTCAGCGTCCGTCAATGCTGTTCAACGACGGCGGTTACACAACATTTACCCCCGAAAGTGACCTAAAAATGGTGCTTTTGTCAAGATTTGTAAATACGGCTGAGGTATACCTACAGAGTGACACGTTTCACAATGACCTTGTAAAGCTGACAGGGTATTCAGAAGTGCCATATTGGCAAGGCAGCGGAACAGGTGAAACATTTGATTTTGCAGAAATTTCAAAAATCGATGTTACAACTGCTAGTGGTAACAAGGTATCTCAGGCAGGTATTATTGGCACTATCTTTGACAGAGACGCTTGTATGGTGTGCAACGCAAATCCGAGAGTTACAAGTATTTACAATCCGAAGGGCGAATACTGGAATTATTTTTACAAGTACGATGCAAGCTATTTCAACGATACTATGGAAAATTGTGTTGTATTTATAGTAGCAGACACAGCAAAAAAAACAGCATAACAAATGATAGTTAAAAACGTTGCAACCCTAAAAAGTTGCAACGTTGCAACTATATTGAGGTGAGAAAAAATGCCAATTATAACAACGTATCAATGTTCGCAGGACGTGAGAACTATTCAAAAAACTGTAACAAATCCAATTGAATATAATTGTGAAATACTAGATACTATGAACAGTTTTTCACCCCATATACGATTGTTTTGTACGTCCGAAACGTTTAATGCAAATATGGCGTATATACCATTTTTTGATAGATATTATCATATAATTTCGGCAGACGTTGAGAGTGCTGAAACAATTATTTTACAATGTGAATTTGATATTTTTACGTATTCAACAGCATTACTAAACAGCACATTTTTAGTTACTAGAAATGAAAATATTGGTAGTACATATATCCCTGATACAATGCTACCATTAAAAGGAAATAAGGAAATGAAAGTAATTGAATTTACTGGTGGGGATTTTAACCTAGATAGTGCTACAGTAAATAGTTACAATTTTGTGCTAAATGTGGCAGGTGGCGGAAGTAATCAAGGAACGGCAGAAAATGGGGGTTTAAACATATGAAGTTAAATAAAGAAATTTATTCCAGTGATAGAAGCATATCATTAGAGTATTTAAAAGGAATAAAAACCACGCAGACAATGAAAGAATTAATTGATAATGGTAAATTACAGTTAAATAATCCTATTGACGAATCAATTTTTTATGCGGTTGATTTTAACCCCCCTGACGATTATTTTGTGCGGAGTGGAGATAATAAACCTCATCAGTCTGAATTTGTAAATGGCACAAAGACCCCGAGCGGTGTATGTGCTATGTTTGGGCGTTTAAATGCGCCAGACGAACCATTACAAAATGTGCCAGCGATTGGTACTCAGCGTAAAACTACAGATTTTAGAATGGCGTATGATAGTGCAACAACTGATTATTTAGGCTATTATTTCGGTACTGAGTATAAATTAAAAGATTTTCTTTTTTTGGTTCGAGTGAGAGCGTTTAGATTTGAATATTCTGATATGGGTGATGTATCGTCATTTAGTGATAGAATTGATGTAGACGTACAAACATTTGAAACCACATATAAAAATACCCACCATATTGCAGGGATATACGCAGTGCCGTATTATTTTAGAACGGATATTGGTGACAGACAACGCTGTCAGGGTTTTAATATAATACCGTTTTGCACGTATTCAAAAAATTCTATGAATAATAATTATGATATTTATGGTGCATTATTTTTGGACAAAGATGACCGAGATCACGCTATTTTGAACACATTTATTTATGGGTCTGGTGAATATGGTACATATTTTAATCCCTACCCATATTGCTATGCAAATTTAGGCTATGCAGATTTGTGGGATAAAACATATTTCGCTACTGGTAGTGACGTGTATACGGGATATTTACCAGTTTTTGATTATAGTATCGAAAACATTCATAAATTATATAGCAGAATGGGAACGTATTATACATTTAGTGAAAATTTGGCTAAACAGGGAAATCTAAACCAAAATGGCATATATTGTGGTATTATTTCAGATGATGGAAAAATCACTGGAAAATATTCTGAGGGTACAGAAAATTCAAAACAAATTCAGACAACATGGAATAACCCGACAGATTGGCAGAATAACCCATTTAATGGAATAGGTAATACAGACCCTAACAACTACACCGATAGAATAGACCTAAACAAACCCACACTGTCAAACGTTAACGTGTTTAACCGCAGTTTCGCAGTAACATCAAACAGTGTTCGTCAATTAGCCGATTTCTTATGGAACGCTGACGAAACAAAATTTCAAGAAATTGTAAAAGGGTTAGCGTTAATGGGTGAAAATCCTATGAATGGCATTATTGACCTACGGCTATTCCCATTTAATGTAGCGTTAAAAAATTCTGCAACGAATGCTGAATCAATTGTAATCGGCAGAACAAACACGGGGGTAAACGGTATTAAACTAACGGAAAATGTAAACAGTTTAATTGATTTAGGTGAATGCACATTTTTTACTAAATTCAAAAATTTCCTAGATTATGAACCATACACAACAGCACAACTATATATTCCATATATTGGCGTTGTACCAGTTTCGACAGCTGAATTTATGGGGCATAGAATATCGGTCAAAATGATAGTTGACTACACAACAGGTGCAGGAACAGCAATTGTATTTAAAGACGATATACCATTCATTTACAGAAATGGTGTAGTAGGTGTATCGATTCCAATGACTGGAAACGACAGTACAAGTTATGCAAATACAGTTATTGGAAATGTGGTTAGCGGTGTAGTAGGTGGTGTAACATCAATTGCTAGCGGAAATATTGGTGGTATGGTTAGCAGTGCCGAGAAATTGTATAGCGGTTTTGCGACTGGTACTAATTACCAAGAAGCGAGTGCAAGTTCGCCGTCTGTTGCAACATGGCAACCTCAACATTGTTATTTCATAATTGACAGACCGATTTTAAACGTGCCTGACAATTACGGACGAACAATTGGATTTGCTTGTGAAAAAACTGGTAAACTATCAGATTTTAAGGGTTTTACAGTTGTTAGCAACCCTGAAATAAATTTCAGGTGTACAGACAGCGAAAGACAATATATAGTAAATATGTTACAAGGCGGTGTATTTGTATGATGAATGAACATTTTGCAAGTGGTTTAACAAATGAGCAATTGAAAGCTGAGATTTTAAGGCAAGGGCGTAAAGCAAATTTACGCCTTAGTCAATTGAAAAAAAGTGGAATGTACGGCAAGAACCCTATAATTTCTAGTAAATGGAATACGTTTTTACACGAAAGTAAATTCTCAACAGAAAAGAATTTTTTTAAGATAGGTACAAAAGGTGAAACAAGAACAGAATTGTTAAAACACTATGTACAGATTAGACAGTTTCTAGGGCAGAAAACAACAGTAAAAGAAACTAAAGCTATCATGTTAAAACACGCAAAACGTTTAAATATTTCTGAGGAAAATGTTGATAGAGTTTTATCAATTTTTGGTAATAGTGGAATAAGTGCGGAGTTACCGAATAGTGATTTTGTACAGCAATTTATTGCTGAAATGGTTAAAAAAGGGTTTAGCGATAATGAAATAAATTCATTGTTGAATACCCTTGAAAGTTCAGCACGAACACAAAGTGAAATGTACGACTTAATGCGTGAACAATTACAAATGCTTGAATAGTTGCAACGTTGCAACTATTCTTTTAAAAGGGGTGTAATAGTTGATAAGTGTAAACGATTTTGATTTTAACATTTTAAAAAATAATTTACAAACAGTTACAACCCATACACGAGACAATCAATTTATAGAATATTACAATGCGCCTTTTGCATTTGATATTGAAACATCCTCTTTTTACGACGGCGAAAACAAAAGAGCGTGTATGTATATTTTTATGTTTGCATTAAATGGAAATTATGTATACGGCAGAACATGGGAAGATTTCGACTTCGCATTGAATAAGTTAAAAGAAGTATTACAATTAAATGAATACAGAAGAATTATAATATATATTCACAATTTAGGTTATGAGTTTCAATTTCTAATTGGTCATGAACGATTCAAAGATGTTTTTGCTAGAAATGCACGTCACCCCATTAAATGTACTATGAATGATTGTTTTGATTTGAAATGTAGTTTAATGTTAAGTGGTATGAGTTTGGCAAAAACAGCTGATGACTTGACAAGCGTAAAAATACAAAAATTAACAGGTGATTTAAACTATAAACTTTTAAGAACATGGAAAACAGCGTTGACTGAAGAAGAATTAGAATATTGTGAACATGACGTTAAAATTTTACATTATTTTATACTTGAAGAAATGGCAAAAAATGATAATGATATTACAAAAATACCATTGACAAAAACGGGATATGTTAGAAAATATTGCCAAAATTACATTAAGAAAAATACATATTATCCAAAATATAGGGAGAAAATTAAGAAAATAGCCCCGGTTGATAAGGATTTGTTTTGTCTGTTGCATAAAGCATTCATGGGTGGATATACGCACGCAAACTATATGTATGTAGGAATGGTACTAGAAAATGTTGCTAGTATCGATTTCACAAGTTCTTATCCGTCCGTAATGATAAGGAAAAAATATCCAATGCAACCATTTACAAAAGTTCACATAAAAGATTTAACAGATTTTAGATATTGTATTAAAAATTATCCGTGTGTTTTTGAGGTAGAATTAACTAACGTTATTGCTAAAAAATGTAATCACATTTTATCGCGTTCAAAATGTTCTGTTTGTGATAATGCTGTTATTGATAATGGGCGAATTGTATCGGCAGATAGAATATTTACATATTTTACAGATATTGATTTTAAGGATTTTGAACAATTTTATTCTTATGAGCATTTGTCAATTGGTAAATTTTACACGTCAAGTTACGGATATTTGCCTAAGCAGATTATAGAATGTGCGTTAAAATTTTACAATGACAAAACAACATTAAAAGGTGTAGCAGGCAAAGAAGTTGAGTACCTAGTCGGAAAAGGAATGTTAAATAGTTTATTCGGAATGTGCGTAACAAATCCAGTAAATGACAATATTATTTTTGACGGAAAAGAATGGAATACAGAAAAAAAGGATATAGCAGACGCATTACAAGAAAATTACATAAAAAATAAAAAACAGGTATTAGTCTATCAGTGGGGTGTGTGGATTACTGCATGGGCAAGGCACGAACTTTTTAAAGGTATATTAAAAATTGATGAAGATACTATTTATTGTGATACAGATAGTATAAAATTTTTAAACTATGAAAAATATGAAAACTGGATAAATGAATATAATAAAAAATGTATTGACGAGATAAACAAGGCTTTAAGTTATTATGAAATTAATTTGAATTTGGCTAAACCTAAAACAATTAAGGGTATTAAAAAACCTCTAGGCGTATGGGATTTTGAGGGAGTTTATTCAAAATTCAAGACGTTAGGTGCGAAGCGTTACGCGTATGAACAGAACGGAAAATTTAATATTACAGTTTCGGGACTAAATAAAAAATGTGCTGTCCCGTACATAGTTGCAACGTTGCAACCGTTTGAATTTTTTGACAATGAAATGCATATACCTAAAGAATATACAGGAAAAAATACATTAACATATATTAATGACCCATACAAAATTGTATTAAAAGATTATATGGGAAATTATGCCGAAGTGGCAGAAAATACCTATATACACATGGAAGAACAGGATTATAACATGGCACTATCCGAACAATTCATATATTATTTGATGTGTGGTACAAATTTCGGTAGTGGTGCGAAAGAGCATACATTATTTGAGAAAAGTCAAGAATTGGCTACGAATTTCTGGGAGTGTGATTTTAATGAAAAATGAATACTATTCACTAAAAAAGATTAATAAGTTAAACGCGCTATACAATTTAATTATAGGACAGCGCTCAAACGGTAAAACTTATGCGGTGTGTGAGCAGGAAATAAAAGGTTACTTTAAAGAAGATCTTCGGCTTGCATATATACGGAGATACGATGAAGAAATAATGCCTAAAAATATCCAAAATTTATTTAAGCCCCATTCAGCTTTAATTGAAAAATTATCCAATGGGCAGTTTAACAGCACTGTATACAAGAATAGAGAATTTTTCCTATATAATACAGACACAGAAGAAAAAAGTGAACAAAGTTTTTGCAAGTGTTTTTCCCTTAATGCGTGGGAGCGTACAAAAGGTGCTGATAATGGCTACTTTAAATATATATTATTTGACGAATTTATGACTCGTTCTTTTTATCTTAATAATGAATTCGTTATATTTACTCAACTTTTATCCTCTATTATGCGTGATAGAGATAACACTATTATTTACATGATTGCAAATACTGTTAATCAATACTGCCCTTATTTTGCTGAAATGGGTTTAGGTAAAATTTCAGATATTAAACAGGGTGATTTGAAATTATTTACATATGGTGAGAGTGAGTTGACACTTGCGTTAGAATACTCAGACAGTAGGGGGCAGACTGGAAAAGTTAGCAAATATTTCGCTTTTGATAACCCACAATTAAAAATGATTACCACGGGGCAATGGGAAATAAAAAACTACCCACACGCACCATTTAAAATTCAAAAGGAAAATATTGTATATAGAGCGTATATATTCTTTGATAGTGATGTTATTGCTTGCAATATTGTGCATTATAACAATAGCGTATTTCTATTTTTTAACATTCAAACAAAAACAGTGAATCTCGATTTAAAAAAGAGGGTTGTATATAGCTTTGAAACTGATACAAACCCCCTGCACGTTCAATCACTAGCAGAACAACCGACAGATGTACATAAACTTATTAATAATTTAATAACATTTAATCGTGTATTCTATGCAGACAATTCAGTGGGCGAAATTGTTAGAAACTGGATAAACGCACAAAGCAAGCACGCTATTAGTTTGAAAACATAAAAATAACCCCACGAAATTAATCGTGGGGTTTGTTTTATATAACGTATTCTCTTAATACTGCTTGTACTGTTATCATTGTAACACGATAATCGTCATAGTAGGCATCTCTAATTAAATCAATGATATTTTCATATCTTAAATATCCGTCACTTAAACGCTCGTTATAATTTTCTTGATACCATACCCAGCTAACCACTTGAACCTCTTTATTTTCTCTATCATATATCATTGTCATATATTTTCTATTACCTAACTTATTCCATTCTCCTATAGCCTTTTTTATTCCTTTAACCTCAATACCATTAATTTTCATAATAATCGTCCTTTCTGTTGCAACGTTGCAACTTTAAAAAATTTTGTTTGTTAAGGTTTTCTTTTGTGCCTCTCCCTTAACTCTATATATAGTATACCACACTACACCGCCATTGTCAATGAATAATTTGTAAACATTATATTTTTCTTTTATGTATTTGTTAATTCCATTTAACTAAATATTTTTGCTCTTTATTGCGTAAGGGTATTATTTTTATTTTCTAATCTGTCCAATTATTTGTACACTTTATCAGTCCAATTATTTGTACTCGCCAGCTGTCCAATTATTTGTACTCACTTCACTGCTTTAGCACTTTAGCAGACTAAAGCATTGCTGTCTTGCTTTATCACTTTAGCACTTTAGCACTTTACCATGCTAAAGTGGGAAAGTGACCTGCTTGCTATCGAGGAG